GAGTGGTATGAGTTAGTGAGGAATGCTAGTTCGTAAGTATTTAGTTCTTTGATTCATTACAAAATTACTGTTTTATTTAACGACGCGTCGCGGGCCGATGTTAAGACGACCCAAGTTCTCGTCAAGATCCTCCCGTAACATACGAGGTCCGAAAAATGCTTGTATCATCTGACGACATTACATTTGAGAGCGAAGAAGAGGATCCAAGCGAGGACGATATCAAGGCTGTAGTGATCCCGAGTGAGGACGGATACGACCGATGAAATCGCGGGCCAGAGGGGCCAAAGTGGGGCACCCACAAAGTTTGAAGTAACTACATTGAGGGTTGTATGACCTGAAAAGGTATAATCATTACAAAATGCAAATCTCGGTCTAAGCTTGCAAGGCTCTTGCTTTGTGTAAGGCATCACAGTCACTGCGTTACACACTGCTCTTGCAAAGTACATGAGAGTCATGAGTAAAAGATAATCGTTTTTCTTTTTAGATGACCATAAGGGCCATGCGTAAAGGAGGAAGAGGATGGGTACGGCGAGGAGGTAATCTGGGAGGTGTTCATGTTGCTCCCAATTTGGGAGAAGATGAAACCCTAAATCATAGATTGGACCGCCTGTACCATTCCCTTTTTGTGCGGAAATGTAGTACCCCACTAATATATTCACAACCAGTGAAAGTAGGAATACTACCCAAATCATCTAATGTAATATGTGCTCAGATTTTATTAAGCTTCCGAATTGTACCAGTCGCGATATATTCGTCAATCTTATTCGCAACACCTTTACCAACACCAGCAACCTTGTGAGGACCTTGGGAAATCTCTGTACCATTCGTCACTTCAAAGTGAAGTTTGCGGATAGCCTTAGCAGCCTTTTTGTAAGCTTCACTTTTGTGAGTGTTTTCCTCTACATCTGCGAGTAACGCCAATTGATCTGCAATATTCTCATTTGTAGTGAATGTCTTGACCACCTTAATTTCCCCAGTTTCAAGGAATTCATTTACTTTTCTTACGATACTCTTACCAATCCCATATAGATGAGAAAGTTGCTCACCATGGGTTACTTTGAAATCAAGATGATATATGATGTTAGCCGCTTTCTCATAGACAGCTTTCTTAAATTCATTTTCTTCCTCTTGGGTGAGGTCATCAAAAGCTTCCGTGAGGGGCAAATTGTAGCAGACAAAATAGTTATCATCTGAGTCTGAGTCTGACTCTGAGTCAGAGGCAACAGATTCCTCATCACTCACTTCAGCATATTGGAGCATAGTTTCGTACTCAAGAAGGGCTTTTTCTTCTTCACATTGTTGAAGGCGCTTCTTGAGATCGGCGTTTTCCTTTTCAAGGTTGGCAATGTAGGTGGCAATAGATTGAGAGTTCATAGTTGAAAGTTGTGTGACTTTTTGGGGTGGGTCGGGTGACTTAGGCGCGCGATTTAATGATGGGTATCCCGTACCCCAATTCTTCTACAAGTGGGTTGTTTTTGTAGTCATTTTTGTAGTGAATCTTCTTGACTCCACTACTCGCGAGAGCCTTGTAGCAATTGAGACAAGGGTAGTGTGTGATATATGCTTCAGTGCCATCTATAGAGACACCCCGCTTAGCCGCATCCGTGACGGCGTTGATTTCTGCATGAATCGTTGCTTGTTCGTGTCCGTCCCTCACAATTGAGGTGTGATTAGAACCACCAAGGAAACCATTGTAGCCCATACTTATGAGACGGTTGTTATTCACGAGCACACATCCCACATTGAGTCTATCACATGGCGATCTGACTGACGCGAGTTCTGCAGTCTTCATGAAATACTCATTCCATGAAATCCTGGAAGTCATATAAAGATAAATAAGTATTAAACTTTAAATGACGAAATTTCCACTTGGTGCTCTACTTGAAGGTGATTATGTATTACCATATGAAGTCGAAAAGAGTGCGAGTGGTCTTTCTTGTCCGGGATGTGGAGAATGTGTCATTGTAAAAAAAGGTGATATTAAAGCTCATCACTTTTCTCACAAACCCGGTGAACGAGAGTGTAAATTTTATGAACATCCCGGTGAAGGTGAAATTCATAAAATGGTGAAACACATTGTTGCATTCTTATTGAAACAAAGAAAAATCAAAAAAGTTGTGCGATCGTGTCCGAGTGGTAAATGTACTACATTTGATGAAAGGATTGAATATGAAGAAGGTGATGAAGTCATGATCGAGTATCGTGTAAGTGATAAGTGTATTGTTGACGTGGCGATTATAAACAAAGGAAAGCTCAAATATGTATTTGAGATCTGTGACACTCATAAAACTATACGTGAGACACCCGAACCTTGGTTCGAAATTGATGCTAAGAAGTTTTTAATGGACACAGAAAACGGTACAAGATTAAAGAGACATGGTAAATATAAAATGGATATAGACGTTATGAAAACTGAAGATATCCTTCAAGAACTGTGTGATGGGGGTTCAAATCTTGAAGGGACACTCAAAGAGAGACGTGAGAGACTACAAACTGTTCGAAACTTTGATACATCTGAGCCGGAGGAATGTATTTATTGTACGAGAAGTGAAAAATGCTGCCCTTCTTGTAAGATACGCATGGCGAAATTCAAAGCGGTACGATACCACGGTATTGGAAATGAGACTCGGATTGCTTCGGTTAAACAGATGATCGTAAAGTCCAAAGAATATGAAGAATGTTACCCTGTAATAGGAGCTATAAAATCTATTGTGGATCGCAAGGGAGAACTCTTAGTTCACGTAGATGGCTGGAAATTTAAAAATTCCTTGAAGTATGAGTATATACAGGATGAATTTATTAACCTTCTAGAAAGAGAATGGTGTGGTAGACAAGGGGAAATTACCTTTGAAATTAGGGATTTTAAATCGGATGAAACACTGTATAAAAATTGATCATCTCAAATCTTTATCCGCTGTGTAATATGTTTTCCCTTTTGTGACAAAACTATGAACCCTTGCGTACCCCCACGCTTGTGGAGAAGCTCCTGGACGATGCCCAGTTCTCCACGCAGCGAGACCTCTGTTATATACCGTTTGAAGTGTCTTGAGGGGTATCTTTGTAGCCTTCGCTATCTCTGGGAGGGACTTGACACCTGGATACTTCTTTCTAAATCGTTGGGTATATGAAGATGTGCGAGTCTTTACACCCTCATCCGTCTTGAAATCCGCGTAATCCTTCTTGAGCATCTTTTTGTAGCGAGTCTCCACAGACTTTAGGGTTCTGAGACCACGAAAGTATTTGAGGGGTGCATAGATTTTACCCTCAGTTCTGCGCAATTCCCTAACCTTTTTAGATATTTCCTGATCAGTGAGAGGCATCTTAATTATTATGTAGATTTAATTCAATGGGTTGGGGTGAAGAAAAACCAATTCCAGAAGATGAGATATCCTGTAACATTTTCTGTAACTGCTGTTTACTAAGTTCTATAATGGGATTAATGGCTGGTGGTGTGATGGTAAAAATGTATTATGCTGGTTATTTGTGACGCAGATACTTTACAGCTTCTAGAATGTTTGAAAAAATTTTGTTACCAAAACGAACTCTACCTGACTTTGCCGACACCCACCCCTTGTGTCCATCGTAATAACACCTTTGAATGTCAACCATTATAAAAACAAAAGATTATTTTAAAAGAAAGGTAAGAATGGGTCTGACAATTATTATGGGAAATATGTTTTCAGGTAAAACTTCGGAACTCATTCGCCGACTTAAGCGTTACAAAGTTATCGGCAAAAAAATTGTAGTCATAAATTCAGCGAAGGATACGAGATCTCCTGAGGAAGTTCTCAAGACCCACGATGGTGTTGAATTTCCATGTCTCAAAGTTGAGCATATTTCTCACTGTATCATCAAAGAATCTTTTTGTAACGCAGACATTGTGGCGATTGATGAAGCCCAATTCTTCACAAACCTCAAAGAATTTGTGGAAATGTGTCTCTTTCTCAATAAATCGGTGATCATAGCTGGTCTTGACGGGGACTACAAGCAACGAAAGTTTGGAGAAGTCATTGATTGTATTCCGTTGGCGAGTGATGTTGTAAAGTTGTCGGCTCTCTGTATGGACTGTAAGAATGGAACACCTGGACCATTTACGAAAAGAATCGTTCAAAGTGATAAACTTGAACTCGTGGGTGGTAATGAAAGTTACAAAGCGGTGTGTCGCCGCCATCTAGAATCTATGGATGTCCAAAATAAGAACGACTCTTTTCTGAAGACTGCGTTTAACAAGGCGGTGAAATCGAGAATGGTCAAATAGAAAGTCCTTTCCAGGTTCGTGTTGATGCCCACCATTTTCGGTGTAAAGTACACAATGTTTACCACCCTTAATTGTTAAGTGGTATCTCAACGCGAGATTACTCTCGGCACGATGTGCAGGTATGGTCATTGGACCATCTATAACTGCAAACATTGCGGTCTCTTTATCTATACACGAAATCTGATCAATTATTTTTTGAACTTCGGGGAAATCCTTGACCTTGTAGTAATAATAATTATTATTCTTCTTGAACCATGGATCAAGTTTATGAAAGTAATGTTTCTTTGCGTCAGGGACACCCTTCTCAAATTCGTATAAAATCCTATTATAGTTTGCTCGTACAAACCATAGATTTGGGTAATCCATGACATTGTATTCAAACTTGTGAAACACCATATCCACCAAAGTGTTCCTCATACCAACCAGAGGTCTGAGAGGTCTCTGGAAATAAAGTAGATCTATTGGTGACTTTAAATAATCGTGAAGAACAAGAACTACTGGTAGCCACAGAAGACGCCACATTAATTTCTCAGTATAAAATAAAAATGCCAGGTTACGGCAAGCGAATGGAAATGTTTACCCCAGAGCCCACTGCAGAAGCTCCAGTATTGGAACAACGATTTGTCATGCCACGCGTCACCCTCGTCCAGTTGACCATCCTCGCGATGATCCTCTACTATGCGTGGTCTGTGCGTAAGATGAACAAGGCTGTCGTGTCCACAGCAGCTCTCGCCATTGGTCTCCTCCACATGTATGACCACATGTACCGTCTGAAGCGTGGTGATGAACGTCTCTTCTTCTTCCCAGAAGCCAAGAAGGAGGGGTACTGTGGCGCTTGCCGAAAATAAATTAGCTATACATTGTAAGTATGCACGTCAAGATTGTTCGTAGCCCAGATCGTAAAAAGAAGTTCAGGGCAATCCTAGGAGACGGCAGGACTGTTGACTTTGGTGCCAGTGGGTATTCCGACTACACCAAACACAAGAATCCTTCACGAATGCGCTCATATGTCCTCAGACATGGTGGTCAAATTCCAAAACGTATTGTGGCTGAACGTCAGCCAGCAATGATACACAGAATGATGCGTGATATAGATAAGAGTGACAAAGAAGATTGGAAATTAAGTGGTATTGGGGGTGCTGGATTTTGGTCGCGTTGGTATCTCTGGAGTCAACCAACGATTCCAGAGGTACAAAGGTTTATGGCAAAGAGATTTGGAATTAAATTCATCTAATTGTTAGACAACCCACGCCTCTTTAGGTTAGCTTTTCGTACTCCATTTAATATACACTAACAAAAATTATTGATACCTGACACCGGCTCGTGTCGCCGCATCATCAATTTCGTCAACCATTTCCCACGCCCATAGACACTCTTGTGCGTTTTGGTCTTCACAAATAGAGTGCGCCAAGTCAAGAGCTTCGCGAAGAATCATCTTGAGACGCATCTGCCTCACTGTAATTTTTTTAGGTTCTCTCAAAGAGGGTGCCTCGTACATCTGTTGAAGTGCGACACGAGTGATTTCAGACTTCTTCCGTTTATAATTGATTTCTTCACTTCTTTGGGCTGCGACAATTTGAAGTTTTCTGCGAATGGGTGCTGGTTCAGGTGACCAATACCCAAATTTCTTGAGAGTCTGCACCATTAAATACCTATTGGAAGATATTTTTAAGACCATTTAAGTCTCTCTACAAATCTTCTTAATAAATACGGTGTAAGTTCAATTAAGGAGCCAAATGGCACATATCTATAATCTGGAAAATCCTCACCCATACCTAAAAGTTGTGCAACTTTGTATCTTCTATGTGGAGTACATCGTGCAAATTTGATATCTTCAGAATTATGTGTCGCCAATAGGGTGTGTACATTTTCACTCGCACCCAGAGACATATTGAGACCCTCGCGAAATGATTTATCAACTTCCAATTTATTTGGTAAAAGACCAACCTGTTTACCAAGATAAGCACCCCTCACCAATTTCACACCCAAATTAATACCATGTCTCTCAGCGGCGAGAAGATCCATTTCAAGTTCTTTGAGGGCAGCGCTACGATACATTTGATATGTTTTAAATACATATGGTTTGTGACGATTGAATTCATACATCATATCATATGATTCTCGTGAATAAAGGATATCTTCGGCGTCAATACAGACTTGACAATTGTTATTTATCGCGTGTTGAATTATCTTTTTCATGTGCGCCACCGCAAAAGTTGGTGATTCTCTAGATCCAAATGAAGTCATTTTTAGAGCAAACATACTTCCTGGAATATTTGACATCGTGGTCATATTAACATCGCTGACATGTTGTGCGTCATGGAGTTTACAGTTCTCTCTCGCATAATCCAAAATAACTTTAGCGCCAGAGCGATGAACGTCTCTAATGACTTTTGTTAGTTCATGATTGAGTGCTGCATACCTCAGCATATCTTAAAGATATGGTACATTTTTAATACATGGATATGGAAACTCGTACTTTGATAACTAAAGTACTTCTTCCTCGTATTAGGCAACTTGAGGAAGAAGTCGCTGCGTTGCGAAGACACACATGGCCGTATGTTCAATCTCAGAAGGAAACTAATCAACTTGATGACATGCACGCAAAGAGAGACTTTTTCAAAAATCTGGACGATGACACAATCTTGGAACTCTTGAGACTCAAGGCGAGACTCTCAAGAAACCCAGGGCTTCAGGGGAGAGAATATGATGTTATTACGACTTTGCGGAATAATTTTTGTTAGTGTATATTAAATGGCGTCATTCCTACTTCAACTTGTGGGTTTAGATGCACTTGGTGTATCCGTACCAGGCGCGGGATTATTTACCGCACCTGTTGTTGCCTTTCAAAAGGATAAAGATCTTGATGCGAGTACCATGATATCTCTTATCTGTTCGTGCTTGTGTTCAGCTATGGTTGTGCAGAGAATGGTAAATTTTCCATTTAAATCACCACCTATCATGATGATGTTGGCTGCCTGCTGTTTCTTGAGTTGTTGCTCATCCGTGATGTTAACTAAAGACACTTATGATCGTTTTACTCACAAATCGGAATAGTTTAGAAGAAATCATCCGTTCTGTACATATTCACCGTGTATGAACCAGTTTTACCAGTTACTGAAACTGTTTCATTCCCATATATCTCTTCACACCCAATATCTTCCATACAGTCGCGTGCGTTGTGTGTCACGGGAACTGGGTACAAGTTTTCACCACCCGTTGTGGTATAATAGTGATAGCGATCCCTGCGTCCTCTGACCTCTTTACCGTAGAGGGGGAGAGTCTCTTCTCCAGCACCCGTGAGAATACCCATCTGTTGCATGAAACCTGGCTTGTATTGTTTGATTGGTGCGCTCCTGAATTCTGGTTCGCGTCGTGGTTCGCGTCGCTCCATCTCAATGCGTGGTGGCACTGGCATCACTGGGACTTCCACTGGAACTTCGACAAC